TTCTATAAATTTTTTATTATTGTACATATTAACAATAGAGTCTACAATTTCTTTATATTTTTCAAAATATCCTGTAAATGAAGGACTGTCATCATTTGAACCTCCCATAATTGTACAATTATTATGACTACAATTATTGTCTTTTTGTGGTGTTGCTGAATGGCTTAATCTATACGGATTATACTGACCTCTATATTTATTTTTTTTAATTTTAGATTTTTCATCTTTATCTTCAGCATTTAATAAAGATGCTCCATATTCACTTAAAAGTTCTTCTTCAATTTTTTTTAATTCAGGATTCCTTAAATCTGTTTTTCTATCAGATTTTTGCCTTCTTCTCAATACTGACATTGGATTTGTATCTTCTTCGTCATCACTTGAACTCCCATACTCCTTAAATGATTTATTTATTGCCCTTTGTTTTTGCTGTATTGCTTGTTTTTGTAATTCTTTTTCAAAATTTTCAAAAGGGTCTTCTTCCTTTTTCTTCTTCTCTTCCCTATCCTTATTGTCTTGTGCGCTTCTTTCAAATGCTAATTCCATCTTTATATCTTTGTTACTTTTGTAACTTCTATTAGTGTTGGAAATTTCATCTCTTGCATTATTTTGAATTAATTTACTATAATCTATATCCCAGACTCCCCTCGCTTGTTTAACTCTGGCAGCTCGTTGACGAAGTTCTTTCGCCGCTTTAATTAGACGGTCTCTTTGTTTATCATTTTTAATATATTTTGAAGCTTCTAATTCATATCCTTTAGCTTCTTGAATAAGTAATGTTTCTACCTCCTTGAGTTTATTAAATTCCTTTCGTTGTAGGTCCTCTCTCTCTCTCCCCGTTTGTTTTATTGAATTTGATTTATATTCTTGAGCTTCTTTAAGCATTTCTTTAAGCATTTCTTTAAGCTTTTCTTCATAGTTTACTTTTGCCATTAATATATTATATACTAATATTTTTTTCTAAACTACTGGAAAACTAGGTTGCATTGCTATTCCACATATTCCTGGATCATCCTCTTTTTCACTTCGTGCTATCTTTATATAACCCTCATCACCCCAATCCTTACTCCAAGAATTCTTTACCAACCAATATAATTCTCCATCTTCTTCTCCATAACCTACTATCAATACTCCATGATCTAACTTTGTTCCACACTTTACATCATCTAATATTCCTGAAGAATATGATTGAAAATAAAATGTATCTGCCTCTATTGCTACTGCTACAGGCTGCATTGATACTGCATATTTTAATGCTAATTGATTATTCGGCTCTACATCATAACAATTTGAAATATTTATTCTTGATTTACATTCTTTACAAGTATCTTCTGATTCTTTCGTTTCACCTGATACATATGGATAATCAATATATGAACATTGACCATTCTCTATTACAAATTTGAAAGCTCCGTCCATTTGTCCTCCATTGCAACCGTGTGAACCATATTTAAATCCTGTTGCACAATCTACTAATTCTTGCTCTGATAAATCCAATAATTCTCCTGTTGCTACTGCCCAAGCTCCCTCAACTGCTCCTGTTGCTGAAAATGTCCAACAAGATCCACATTGTCCTTGATCCTTTACTAGTGTCACTGCACCTTTTTCTCTCCAATCTACACTCTCAAATACATATTTTGTTTCTGGATTGAATACATCACAACCATAAGTTAACAACGGCTTATATCCTAAATTTATTTTACTATATTCTTCTACTGTTAAATCTGTAAAATGATTCACTCCTAATTTAAATTTATTCTTTGGATCCAAATTATGCTCCATTATATTCAATAAATTCATACGAAATGTCCTATATCTATCTTCAAATTCCATTATTGATTCATAAGTTCTATTAAATCTATCTTTGAATTCAATAAACTTTTCCCATATCTCATTGTTTCCATTATTATTTTGATAATTCATATACTGACAATCTGACGATTTACTGAGCAAACATAACAACAATAATGATAAAATAAACATTATATTATCATTTAATATTTTGTATTTATATTTTTTTTATTTATTATTTATTTATGGATTACCTGTTGGTTGCTGAGCTACTGGAGCATTCTGAGCTTGTTGATTCATTAACTCTTCTGATGAAACTATTTCCTCTGATATTGATTTAATTCTACTTAAACATCTTCCGGAAAATTTCTCATTCATCTCTAAAAACTTACTCAATCTTGTTATATATCCATCAAACTCTAAAGTTAATTTCTGCTTTTGTGATTCTAAATTCATTATCAAATTTCCTACATTAAACCCACGTTTCTCTTTCTCTGTTGCATTTGCTATTCTTGTATCAAATGTTCCTATATCATCTGCTAATTCCCTTAAATTTGCTGTTACACAATTTATTAATGCAAATATTTCGTTCATATCATAACGAGCTGTTGGATCTGGGATCTCCTCTGGCTCTCCTTCTACTGGATTTCCATCGGCATCTAAATACTTTGGATTTGGTATTGTTGGTGGTGGATATGGACGCATATTTCTAAACTTACGTTGCTTTATTGATTCTCTTGTAAAATTAGCTGGTATATCTTCTATTGATAATGCATCCTCAATTATAGAATCACAATATTGATGTAAATCTCCATACAACTTTTTTATATATACTGCTTTCATATGAACAAAAAAATCTAAATCTATTTGTAATGAATCTTTTTGAAATCCCAATGTATCTAAAGAACTTCCTACATCATAACCTCTTGCCTTATCTGCTAACATCTCTCCTTCAAAATCCTTTATTGATAAAATATCACTCTCCAAATTTGTTATGTATTTATCCATCTCTGTATACTTTGCATTTGTACTATTCAAAATGTCATTGTATTCATCTGCTGCTATCTTATCTCTTAATGCTGAATCTGTTGGGCGAATTGCCGTCATTATACTTACTTATATTATTTTATTTTTATATAAAAAAATAATTCAAAATATTTTACAGCAACAACAATATTTTTTATCTTCTTCTTTCATTTTTAATACTTTATTATAAAACAAATATATATTTAATATTGATAATGTACTATATAAATCTATAAATGCTGGACTCGCAGTCCAGCTCCGTCTAAAAAATGCAATATATCATTCTTTAATGCCTTTATTTTACGCATCTTTTCTGCTATTTCTACACATTCTTCTGAATCCATTAATTCTTCAAACTCTTTTATTCCCTTTTCTAACTGCTTATTTTCATTACATATTTTTTTTAAATCTTTTGTTATTTCCTCTAAAGTTCTCAATTCATTATTTACTCTTTCACTATTATCCCTTACAAAATCCTTTATCTCACTAGACTTTTCACCCACATTTTCACTTTTTAATAAACTATTCAATGTTAATTGCTCCTGATATTCTATATTCATTGTATCTATAAATACATTTGTATCATAAGAATTGTATGATGGTAATTGGTCTAATATATTTGCTGGTTTCGATTCTACATTCATTACATCCTTTATATATTTATCTCTAATATTCTCAAATTGGGACATTTTTATATAATATTTTATATATTTAAATTATTATATGGATAATATTGTTGTTATTATGGCTGGTGGTTTAGGTAAACGTATGAATTCCGATTTGCCTAAAGTTTTACACGAAGTTAATCATAAACCTATGCTTATTCACGTTATTGAAAAATCTATGCTTATTAAACCTATCAAAATTATTGTTGTTGTTGGTAAATTTTTTGATTTAATATCTAAATGTATTGATAAATATAATCTTAGTAATATTGTTACATTTGCTCATCAAGATCAACCTCTCGGTACTGGACACGCTGTTAAATGCTGTAGAAATCTACTTTTAAATCATACTAATTGTAATACTATTATTCTTTCTGGTGATGTTCCTCTTATTCAAGGTTATACTATTTTTAATATGCTGCAAAATATGGGATATGCCAAAATATTAACTACTGATATTAAAGATCCTACAGGGTATGGCAGAATTATTGAAAAAAATGATGCCTTTTTTAAAATTGTTGAAGAAAAAGATTGCGACTCTAAACAAAAAGAAATATCCAAAATTAACGGTGGTATTTATTGTTTCAATAACAGAATTCTTTGCAAATATATCAATGAAATTAAAAATGATAACGCTCAAAATGAATTCTATTTAACCGATATTCTTGAAATTATCAAAAATAAAGAATATGTACAAATTGATCAACACTTCCTTTCATATGAAGATCAATATCAAATTCTTGGTGTTAATACTCCTGAACAACTTAAAGAAATAAGTATGAGATATTCTAACTTTTTGTAATCACATCACCCCATAATTCTAATGTGTTTTCTAATGATTTTTCCTCATCTCCTATTTCCAGATTTAATTCACATATGTCTATATTTACTACATTCTTCTTTAATACCTCTTTTAATACCTCCTTTGTCTGAAAAGTATATAAACCTCGATCTACTAATGTTCCTGTTGAATCTATATATTTTGGATCCATTGAATCTACATCAAACGATAAATGTACTGGAGAGTCCTTTATAAAATTTTTTATCTTATCTATTGCTACTTCTCTATTGTAATTTATGTCATTTACTGTTAATACTTTTAAATCATATTTTTCTATTATTGTTTTTTCATAAGGATCTATATCTCTTAATCCTATATACATCAAATTATCCAAATTTAATTTTTTTTTTATAAAATCAAATCTTTTATTATTCGATATTCCACTCAAATAAGATAATACCATTCCATGATAATTCTTTGTTGGTGAATTTTCATAATTATTTATATCAGCATGTGCATCAAACCATAAAAATTTAGGCTCTTTATAATTATTCAATGTATGTGCTCCTGTTGCTATTGTCATTGAATGATCTCCTCCTATATTTATTCTTTTACCTTTTATCAAATCATTTGAATTATAGATTGATTTTAAATTTTTAAATAAATCATTACTATTGAATATTTGTATTGTTCTTTTACTTTGTTTTTTTATTGAATTTTCATTTTTCACAAAATCATATATCTTTCTTGGACCTTTTGATACTCCTTTCTTTCTCTGTCCATATGAATTAAATGAAAATAATATATTTTTTATCATTTTATATATTTATTCGATTCATTCTATATTATTTTAAAAATTGAATATTTTATCTTTATTATTTTTATAGATATCAAACACAATTTCTAATATGGATTTTGATTCTATTGTTGAAACTTTAAAAGAAAAAACTAAAAATGTTAATATTATTAATAATGAAACTGATAATATTAAAGAACTTATTCATTATTATCAAGTTAGACTTAACGATTATAGTGATGATGATTATAGTGATGACGATTCTTATATTTATGATGAAGAACCTGAATGGGTCCTAACTGATTTCATTAGGATTACAAAAAAATGTAGTTATAGTAATCTATCAAATTTTGAAAAATGTCGATTATTACAATCGATTTATGATAAAAAATGTTTGAATAAATGGAAAAAAATTCGCTCATTATACTTATATCTTAATAAAAATAAAAAATTCATTTTTGGATTTAATAATAAATTATGGATTTCTAAGAAAAAATACTGGAAAACTTGTTTTCATAAAAAAAATGATTTATTAGCTCAAATTGATGATATTGAAAATGTATGTATAATGAGTAATGATAAACTTGAATATTTAAAATTATTAAGAAAAAATATTAATGATTATAGATCTGATTATGGTATCACTATAGGATTAGTTCTTAATCGATTGTTTATCCCAGATATTGTTTACTTGATTTATCAATATATATAATAAATTTATTACTATATATAATATTCATTCATCCTTTCTCTTCTCTTTTATAAAATATGGTAATGCTTCATATATATTTGCTATCATTACTACTTTGAAATTTTCATCCTCTATACCTCTTCCTTCTTCTTTCATCAATTCAAATTCAAATTCATTCTCTTTTGGTATCAAAGCTGTCTTTATTCCTGCCTTTTTTGAACCTACTAATTTTGCTTCTACACCTCCTATAGGTAATGCTTTTCCTAATAAATCTATTTCTCCTGTTACTGCTATATCCTGATTTATATATTTGTTTGTCAAGTAACTGTAAATAGCTATACATATTGCTATTCCTGCTGAGGGTCCATCTTTTGGCATACCTGTACTTGGACAATGTATATGTAAACCAAATTTTAACTCTTCTTTATTAAATTCGGGTATATCTTTTGTTACTAAATTTATTGCTATTGTTTCTGCACAACGCATTGACTCTTTCATTGTATCTCCTTGTGTACCAGTTAATAATAAATTTTTACTTGTATATGATTTATCTACTTGTATTGGTAATATACCTCCTATTCCTAATGTATTTGCATACATTCCATTTATTTGACCCACCAATGGATCCATTGATATTGATTCTCTTCTTATTTTATTTATATGTTTAAGTACATCTTTTATTAAAAAATGATCTATTACAAACTTAGTATTTGCATCACATAATCTACGTAAATTTAATTCTTGTATCAAATTTTCTAGAATCCTTTTTAATTGTCTTGCTCCTGCTTCAAATGTATAATCACATATTAAGGTTTCTAATTCATCTGTTCCTATCTTAATATCATCCGGCTCTATGTCCACCAATTCTGCTATTTCTGGTATTAAATGCTTCATTGTTACTGATTTTTTATCCTCCATTGTCAATGCATTTGTCTCTATTACTGTCATTCTATCTAATAATATTGGATCTATCTTTCTTCTATCGTTAAATGTAAATACCATAACTGATTTTGATATATCTAATGGTATTCCCTCAAAGTATTTGTCATATATTTCATTATTTTGACTTTTATCTGTTAAATGTGTCAATATACTCATTATTTCTGTTCCATTTTCTGTTTTACTTACCTTATCCAATTCATCAAATAAAAATATTGGATTCATACATTCACAATCCATCAATATATCTACAATTCTACCCCAATTTGAACCTTGATAAGTATAACCATGTCCTACTAATGATGATGCATTTGTTGATCCTCCTAATGGTATAAATCCTACTGGTCTTGGTTTTCCTGTTTGGTCTACTAAACAATTTGCTAGACCTTTTTTTATTAAAGTCGTTTTTCCATTTCCAGGTGGACCTTCCAATCCTATTACTATTCCTGATTGCCCTCCTGACATCCATCTTGCTATTAATCTTTTTAATTGAGTCTTTACTAATTCATGACCGTGTACTGATTTTTCAAATATTTCTTGTACTTTATTTAAATAATCTTGTTGTTTCTCTCTTGTTTTTGATAATTTTATTGCTGCATTTTTACAAAATTCATTCGTTTCTGCATCATTTAAATATTGTTCAAATAATTTCAAATAATTATTACCATGATTTCCTACTATCTTTGAAGGAAATTTCTTTACAAATTCAT